GTTGATCCGCTGACTTTCCCAATACACATATCAGTTGATCCGCTAACTTTCCCAACACACATATCAGTTGATCCGCTGACTTTCCCAACACACATATCAGTTGATCCGCTGACTTTCCCAACACACATATCAGTTGATCCGCTGACTTTCCCAACACACATTACTGTTGACCCACTAACTTTCCCAACACACATTACTGTTGACCCACTAACTTTCTCAACACGCATTAATGTTGATCCGCTGACTTTCCCAACACACATTAATGTTGATCCGCTGACTTTCCCAACACGCATTAATGTTGATCCGCTGACTTTCCCAACACACATTACTGTTGACCCACTAACTTTCCCAACACGCATTACAATTGATCCTATAAGTGTATCGTTCGGTACACCGCCAGGAATTCCAGTAATATGGGGCAACCCACCTCAATGCGAGTGTACGGTAACAATAGTTTGTCCACCTGGGGGATCTCCTTTTAGGGCACTTGAAAACGTAGAAGATTCGGGGCCAGACGCGATAGAAGTGAATGTAGGAGAATTTAATATACCCTCACAGATATTAGTCAAGTTCCCAGAAGTGCCGGATATAAGAGTTGTACACGATGTTCCAGCTATGATAAAAGTGGTAGCCCCTGAGATACCTGATATAAACATTATATCTCCTAAGGACTTCCCTTCAGAAATAAGGATGGTAGCAGATATACCAAGCGTTATATCCGTAGATTTTATAGCAACTAATCTACCAAGCTCAATAGAGGTAGACTTTAAAAACCTTCCCAGTTCTATACCGATAATAGCACCGGAATCATTCCCTGACATAAAAATTGATGCAACTTCTATACCAGATCGAATTCAGGTTGTTGGCATTCCATCTACGATAGAATTAGTCGGTGCACCGTCAGAAATTAAATTAGTTCTACCAGAAAAGCCTGAAATCGAACTAGTTTATAAAGGAGCTCCTATAGACGTAAAAATTAATCTGGATATAGGAAGAATAACAGGCGAAAATGGTGATGCACAATGCGTTGCCATAGTTCCATGCCCAGGTAAATAGGCCCTTTATGAAGATCAAAAAATATCCAAACGGAAATCAATATTTAATGACACCCGGTGGTGTGTGGGTAAGAAACTTTACCATTGAGAATGTCCCGTTGTTAGATATCAACAACACAATAAATAATGAGGACCATTTTTTATTCATAAACAATGAATTTGAAAACAACATGAAAAGGTACTCATGGGTAGATACAGAAAACTTTTATCTACCGAACGTAATAATAATATCAGATGGATATAAATTTAAAGAAAAGCATCAAGAAATAATAGAAAATATTAAAGGCATTGATGCAACAATAATTGGAGTTAATGGTAGTCTAAAAAAATGGTCGTGTGAAAGAAGCATGTCCTTTTATTTAACCAATAATCCTTACGAGGACTCCTTATCAGACCTTCCTAGAAAAAAAATGCTGCCGCGTTGTATAGCTTCATGTAGAGCTAATCATAACTTTTTAAAGAACTACAATGGAACAGTGTTGAAATACAATCCAGTTAGCGAAAAGTATTACAAGGGTTCGGGACAAAAGGAAGCAATTTGGTCTATAGATGACTATAGGAACCCAATATGTGCATCTATAGGCTTGGCCTATAAATTTGGCGTAGAAAAACTGCTTTTGATGTTTTGCGATGAATCTTTTCAAGAAGAAAGGCCAGGATCGGTTCGCCTAGAAAATGGTCTATGGACTTACCCTCAACAGTTGAGAGCACAAGAAACAATAGACACAAACCTTTTTTGGTTACTAAGCGACAAGTACAGAGACGTTAAAGCAGGAAGTTTTTCTGATGGTTTAATCTATAAATCTGCTGCTTATATAGAGCAGTCGGACATACGAGATTTTTTTGAAAAATGAAACGAGACCCATTTAGTATATTTAATGTAAATGAATTTAAAAAGTGGATGCAAGACTCCACGCCGCCCAAGCTCGAAAGCACAATAGGAGCTACAGTGACTTCTAAAGTTTCTTTCAAGAAGCTGCGGGTCGTTAGTGAGGCTTTGGATAACGAAAAAGCCATAATTGAATTCCACAGAAATGGTGGAACAATTTTAGAAGAAGATCAAGATATGCTAACTATAAAAACTAAAAAAGGAAGTTTTAAAGTAAGCAAGTCTTATATAAACATCAACTAGGTTTTTGTATCATAACTTTTTTATTGACCAGAGTGTTGATAACAATATTCTCTGTATAGATCTCTGGTTGTGAGCTAAGTGGGATACCTGTGTATCCTCTCTTTTTTAACTTAGCCTTTAAATCATCGTAAGTAGCTGCGGACTCTATCCAAGGCTCCCAGTTCAATCTCTCGTCATAAATCATCTGTGATACCTTTTGATAAACCGTGGGATCTAAAGGTATAATTGAGAGGTCCTTTATTCTTTCTGGTATGTGGTTTTGAGACATAAAGGTGGTTAGTATTTTGATGCCTTTTTTGTCTCTTTTTGCAAGATATATGTAAGTGTCAATTAGAGCCAGCATCTTTATCTCCACCGAGCAGGCACAAAAGAAGTTCTTCTACAACAATTCTTTTAATTTCACCATCTAGTGAATCAAACTGCTCCAGAAAGGCCTTGATAGCATCCGTGCCAACCAAAGCTTGATTTGAATTATCTGACATAATTTTAATTGAGTGTTGTGCTTATATCCTATATATGATTTTATTATAGAATGCAATTAGGTAAAATTTGACTAAAAAACAAAATATTTGGTCAATTAACATAATATATAAGACATGAGCACATTTAGAGTAAAATTAAACAACACGTATAGAGGCGGGCTAGATGTGTTTGGAGGAGTCGAGCTAGAACCTTCCATTCAAAGATCCATATATGTTCAGGGGCCTAGAGGAATAAGAAGGCAACTTAAAGACGGCGATGTGTTTACAGACTGCAATTACTGGAAGCAATTTGCCTACCCTCAAATGTCTGAGCAGGATGCGTTTATAGAGGTGGTATCGGACGACGGGTCAGTTTACAGCACAATTAAGGAAGAAAACAACTCCCCCAGGGTTTACACACTATCAGTAGAAGACGGATCCTCATTTGAGGAAAACATTGTTGACATATACGGTGATAATGGAGGTGCGGCTGGGTTCGTCCAAATAAACAACTTTGCTTCGAGCGGACCTGTAAAAGTTAGAATGAACAATATAAGCAATGCCGTATTCGACCTAGAGCAAGGAAGCATACAACAATTTAATCTAGGAGACGTTAGCATAAGCAAATTAGAATTTAGCAATGAAAGTGGAACAAATTCCACCGTACAAATAATACTTTCTGTATTAAACAGCCCCAAAAGCTAACGTCCGTTTTCCTTGGCAAAAAAGTATGGTTAGATACTAACTATATTAAAATAATAAGGGAGAACAGTGGCTTCATTAATTAAACCAGGGTCCGTTAAGGTAGTGACTAAAGAAGGCGAAATTCAGGTCTCTTTGACCATTGATCTTAACATAAACGTCAATTCGGAAGGATTGCCTTCGGGCGTACGGTCCCTTCAGTTAAACGAAGAGGTCAAAGTTAAGTCCCAGGAATCAAAAGAAAAATTTGAATGGGCCATTCCTGATTTTGAAGAAGCCCCTAAAATAAACTTTGGAAAGAAGGAGGTTTAAATGCCTATTGGTTTTGACTGTGGTACCTACAATTTGGTTTGCTGCACAAGGGGAGAGGATAACAACTTTTCCTACAAAAGAGAAGTAAATGCATTTTTAGAAATACCACTAGAGAATAGATTCGTATTCAATATGATGAAAAGTGCCGGTGTGCCGTTGATCGAGAGAAACAACGTAGCTTATGCACTAGGAGAAGCCGCTGTCAACATGGCTTACACCATGAGTCAGATCGAATTAAAAAGGCCAATGATTCACGGTTGCGTAAATCCAAAAGAAAAAGATGCATTTCAAATAATGTCAGTGATGATGCATAGTTTGATGGAAGACATCAAAAAAGATGGTGACTCACTTTATTACAGCGTACCAGCCAATGCAATTAATCAAGACACAGATGCTGACTATCATCAAAGAATACTAGAAGCTATATTTAAAGCATACAAGAGTGAGACTGGGTACAAAGTGAATGCCTATCCCATCAACGAAGCTCTTGCTTTAGTGTACGCAGAGCTAGCCAGCAAAGCGTTCACAGGTATAGGAGTAAGCTGTGGGGCTGGTATGGTCAACGTTTGCTATGCCATGTACGGAAACCCAGTGTTTTCTTTCTCAATAGTAAATTCTGGTGACTGGATAGATCGCCAGGCCGCAAAAGCAACAGGCGAAACAATAGCGTACATAAACGTAGAAAAAACAAAAATTGATCTTACAAAGCCACCCTCTTCATTGGTAGAAAGGGCCATTGGAACCCAATATAGATTAATGATAGAACACACAGCCGGTGGAATCAAAAAAGGATTTGCTGACATTTCAAAAACCGTAAGAACGGATGCACCAGTTGACGTCGTGATAGCAGGCGGAACATCTTCTCCAAACGGCTTTTCAGATATGTTTAAAGAAATAATTAATGAAACAGAACTACCAATTAAGGTTGGTAACATCATTAGACCATCTGACCCCTTATACTCAGTTGCTAGGGGATGCTTGGTCGCGGCAGAAGCAGCGAAATGAAAAGAAATGAAAAGAAATGAAAAGAAATGAAAAGAAATGAAATAAGGAGAAATATTAGAAAGAATGAACAGAAAGCATAAAAGCGTAAGCGATCTAGGTGCGGCTGCCTACATCTTGATGCACAGATTCAAGGTCATAGGAAGAAAAGGCAAAGACATATATTTTTCACTAAACGAAAAACAGACTCCAGAAGAGTTTGACCAATTAAACCTGGACTATTTGTCAAGTGAATATCATAGATTTGATTCATGCATAATGTCTCTTAAGAAAATAGGAGAATACAACTTTGAAGCAAAAGGCAACAAGTTCGTAACAGATCTTGGTGCTGCAGCCTACATCTTAATGCATAAGTATAAGGTAATAGGCAAAAAAGGAAAAAGCATTTATTTTGAAGTTGACAACAGCCAAGAAACAAAAGACAAATTTGATGATTTGGCCCTAGATTATATATCTAGTGATTTCCACAGGTTTGATTCATGCCTTATGTCGCTTAAAAAAATAGGTGAGTATGTGAGTGACCATTAGGAGCAAAATGTACAAAGAAAATGCCAATATAGAACAAAGAGTCAAGGCAGCAATAGCACAGGTTGTTGACCAATGGGTAAACGATCTGATCAAAGAAAAGATTGTCACGCCTTCAATCGATCAAAAATATCAGCGTGGTCTTTGGGACAGGCTAAAGGGATCACTGTCTAATCTGTGGCACGGAAGGTATAATCAAAGCAATCCTAATTATTGGCAAAATAGATTTGGAGATGAGCTAGGATCCCAATCAGAGTCATATGACCCCAGAGTTTTTACATTACATGATTTCAAAGAAATAAAAAACGCTATAGAAAGCACAGAGCATCTTGTAGAAAACATAGACCCAAACACAGAAAAACTAAAGATAGTCAGAGTTATAAGAGCAGCAGCAGAAGAACTAAAGAAAAAACTTTTCAATATATTCGCTCAAAGCTGTGATGGTGGGGCTGACTCTAGTGCAACTCCAGCAGCAGAATCGCAGCCACCACCAAAGCCTGATGGTGCAGAGGAGAAAGAAGACAATAAAAAAGAACCTTATAATGACCTAACTCCTGCTGGGGATTCTCCTGATCCTTCGCGGTTTGACAATGGAGGAGAAAGCAAAGAATCCGATTTAGACGGCCAAGAATTAGCTTTGCCGGAGGAGATATATGATGCAGTAAAGCCAATACCAGAAAATGAGAACAAAAGCCTTGCCCGTCTAGAGAGTGGGCCAAAGCCAATGAGATTTGTTGACATTCTTAATCACAAAGACCTTACAGATGAAGAAGCTAGAGATGCATTTAAATCGGAAAAAAGAAGGAATATGGCTAAAGAGACTCTGGACAAGCTGTTGCATGACGCTGTAATTAAAAAAGAAAGCCCAGAGTTTATAATGAAAGTTGAGAGTGCAATAAAAAGGATGAAAAAAATAATAGATGAGTTGGACTAATTATTTCAGTAAATCTCAAGTTTTTCACATAAAAAAAGTTATGTTCGAAATAATGCAAGAAAAATATCAAGAAAATGAACAAATAATAGAGAGAGTGGCTGTGTCCCTTGCAACAGAAAAAGATACAACAGACTTCTTAAAGATGGTAGCAGATCTATACGAGTCTGCTTACATGAAGGCTGTGCGGGATCATAGAGAACAACTAGAAAAAATAGGACTAGTTGCTAATGTAAGATCTTCCAAGTAGTATTACTCGAAATAAGGTTGATCTTGAGACGGGACAGCTTGCATTACATGTCCCCCTAACTTGGGATAGTGATTTTGTATCTTCCACCACCTCTTGTCTCCATTTTTTGGGTACAAAATGGATCCTTTTTCAAAAACAACTTCTGCCCACATTTCTATAGACATATCATTTTGATTAATTATAACAGCTTCAAATGAGGTTTTGCTCTTGTATTGAATACGAGATGAAACATCGCCATACAAAGAATCTTTTTTCTCTACAATAATTGCAGGCAAACAATGAATAAAAGTCTTTGTTATTACATCATCACTAATTGATTCATACTTAGAACTTGTAGTCGTGACAGGCTGATCAACCTGTTGGGGAGGTGAGGCAACCGGTTCAACCTCCTGGGTTTTTAGCTCTTCTGATTTGGTGGATTCTAAGTCATCTACAAAAGACTCGCTTTGGGTTTTTATTTCTTTCTTTTGTGGAAGTTGAACCTTAGGTCTTTGATCCTTATGAACTTCGGACTTCCAGTTCATATTATGAACTGTGTATTCACTCCAAATTTCTTGGTCCTTCATAGCCGGATTTGGTCCATCCAGCTTGTAAACGGTTCCATCTTTATTATAGAGAGGCATAATAATATATACTTTAGAACAAGAAAAAAGAGGTTAATATGTCTTTAATAGTAACAAATGAATCAAAAGTTTTAATGCTTGAAATTATGCTGAACAAAGCAACTACGGACGGAAGCTCCCCAGCATCAAACGGGGATAGAAAGCTAAAGCTTTTTGTCAACAACTTAGTGCCTACTGCTACTACTGTCATAGGGGATGTGACAGAATGCAGTGCAACAGGATATAGCACAAAAACTTTGACTGGCGCCAGTTGGTCGGTTTCGACCGTTGACGGAGTAACCTCTGGGTCTTATTCGGAGCAAACCTTTGATATAGAACAAGCAGCAACAATATACGGTTACTATGTTACAAACTATGATGGAACTGAACTTTTATGGATAGAAAGGTTCACAGAAGCTCCATACGCCCTACCAAGCGGTGGCGGGTCTATAGGTATTACTTTAAACTTTACTCTAAGCTGAGGTTTTATGGGATTGCTCAACAAAGATGGAACTCCTTACAAATTGCAGGGAAGCACTCAACAGTTTGATCCAGAAAATCCAATGTTTGACTTGTTCAATAGTTGGGATGAAGAATCGATCAGAAGAGGAGGATCCCCAATATTTTATTATGAAGTTATAATTGAACCAAACATGATAGATCCAATATACTTGGAAGCCAGAAATAAACTTTTTTCAAGCTGCCCCGTTGAGCTGTGGTGTAATTATGATCCTCTAGCTTCACAAAATTCACTAAACCAGTTTGGCATAGATGCACCGGATGAAATGTCGTTTGAATTAAATTACAAGTCAGTCCTGAAAGCAGTTGGTCATCCTCCCAAAATAGGCTCAAGATTATTCACACCGCACTTAAGAGAGAATTGGGTTATAGTTCAAAGAAACTTGAATGAATTCAAAATGTGGGGAGTTTTTAGAATAGAGTTGATATGCCAGAGATTCCAAGAAGACGTTGTTACAGGTGAAGGCAAGGTAACTCAAAAGCAACCAGACTTAAAGATCAAGATAGTGTAAAATCTTTTGTTGGTTGTGGGGGATGCACTTTAAAAAAAATTTTCTTTGGAAGTTGAGGCTTACTAAAAAAGAACACGGGGTCTGGCAGGAAGCAAATGACTCTTTCTTGTCTCTTTCTTATCTTTTTAAAATGCTTCATTTTTTCTTGATTCTAAATATTGGACACTTTTTATATTCAACCTTGGTGTGTTTTTGGTCGATTGGCTGAATAGCCTTAGGACCAGGAAGTAAAGAAAGTAACATTTTCTTAACACCGTCACAACCATATTTAGAGCAGTAGCTTGAAAGTTGTCTGTATCTATCGCTGAAGCCGTTGCCTCTATTATCAATCCAAGCTTTTTTTTCTATCTTTGCACTATTGTTATCTATTGAAAAAGTCATCGCGTCTCGTTCTTTCGATTCTTGTTCATTCATCTTTTCTATTGAGTAAGAAACTTTCCTGGGAACAACTAGAACCTGCCCGTATGGGCGATCCTTTTTGAAAACGACCTTTCCTCCCACAGGTGGATTCTTAAAAACAACAAAAAAGAACTTTGGCCACCAGCTTGTTTGTATATGTCCAGGCAAACAACAAGGGAAAGTTCCAGTGCTATCAGTATAAAATGCAGGATGAGGCTCTGTTCTTAGAACGTAGCCTTCAGGAACTTTAATGTCCAAGGCTGAGGTCATACCAAAATATCCAGGAGCAAACGAAGAAAAAGGAGGAAGCTTTATAATACTTGATAAATTAGAATCCTTACAAGATTTAATTTCTTCTTCAAAATCGCCTTCAAAAACTATTTTACCGTCTACATTTTTTATCCAGCATTCACTCTCAAAAGGATAAATTAATTCTAATCCATAAGTAGAGCCATCCACAAAAGGAGGGCAATGCCAAGGTTGTGGATGGTCACCATTACCATGGTCATTTTCAATTCCCGCCCAACCTGGTATCTCCAGTTTTATTGGAGCGGGAAACACTCCTTTATGCCAGGTTCTACACTTTACGTTTATTTTTTCCATTTTGAACAATAACTACTTGTAGTCCTAAACCGCATTATTGTAGATAAAATGACAAACTCAAACAACCCCAATCATCAACAAGGTAATCTAAACAATTGCAACCAAAAAGGACCAGGTTCGAACATAAACCTAGACAGATCACCAGGATACTGTGATAACGACTCTATTGGGGATAACCTCCGCGAACCAAACGATTCAACATTGAATTGGCTTAAAGACCAAACAATGAAAAAAACAGGTTTTGGATCAAGAGTTGATTGTGACCCCATGCAAAGGGGAAACATAGTCAATGATATAGAGACACCAGAAAGAGACGTGATCTACAGGTACTCAAAATCAATCAGAGGAACAGACGAAGCCGTTCTGGATATGTTTAGAACTCTTGTTGTCATAGATGAAGATGGAAAAGCTTGGCCTGTACCAGTGATATTAGGAACTCCTGAGAAAGCAGTTGCAGCAATAGTGCAAGACAACGTTAGAAAAGATGAAACTTTGGTTGTCGATAGAATAAAGCTTCCAATGATAGCATTGACTCAGACTGGTCTAGACTATGACTTTGAAAGATACACTTATCATAAAGCTTTGAACTACTTCAGAAGGTACGAACCCAACTCTAGTTTCAATCAAGCTCCTCCTGGCTTTGCTATAAAAGAAAAGTATCAAAGAGACACAGTGTTTGGCGTAGCACGGGGAATACCCTTAAATATAAGCTATACTGTGACGGCCTGGACAATGTACCAAGAGGACATGAATCAAATTATAGAACAAATTTTAACAAAATTTAGTCAAGCTGCATATATACGAGTAACAGGCATACCTTGGGAAATAATAGTTACAATAGATAGTGTAGCTAACAATGTTGACCAAGAGCCTGGTGATAGTGCTATAAAAGTGATAAAGTACGAATTTGGAATAACCGCCAAGTCATACATATCACAGCCAATAAGTCGCAAAAAAGCGGTCTTAAAGGCAAGAGTAGACTTTGTAGATGGAACTACTGAGCAGGAAATCTCTGAGATTTTGGCGAGGATACAAGAAGCAGTTACGGAGTTAGAATGCTAGAAATAAAAAATAGAAACAAGTTTCCGGTACAATTAGTAATAAAATCAAGGAGAGCACCTAGATCTTTTACAACTCTTAACGTCCCCGGTATGGGATCTGGAAAAAATATTTTTTTTCTTGAGGAAGAAAGATCAACAGAATACATAGATAGAGCAGAAAAAGATGGATTGATTTCCATAAGACACATAACTAAAGCATCAAAGGGAGAATAAGACTATGGCGATTTTAAGAGGATTTCCACCTTCTAATACTATCAGCCCAAGCGTTAGAATAGCTGAAAAAGATCTAAGCTTCGTGGTTGCAGAGCAAAGTTTACATCGTGCTGGTTTGATTGGATTCGCTTCTAAAGGTCCATTCAACCTTCCGATCATGATTCAAAATTCAAAACAATTAGCAACTGTATTTGGTAACCCACATCCAGACATGGGCGACCCATACCTAATATACGCTGCTCAGCAGTACCTCTTAGTAGCAAACGAATTGTTTGTTGTAAGAGTTGGCGATGAAGATCCAGTAAGCGACGAGCAGGCTCTTACAGCTAACGTATCTGTTCCAGCCGCTGGCGATGTTGTAAAGATCGAATCAGCAACAAACGGTCCTTACCTCTTTGACACATCATACGAAGACGCTGATGTTGATGCTTACTTCTTCAGATTTAAGCTAAATGGTGTCCTCAACTCTAAGACTCTAATGGTTGAAGCAGACGCTGCAGCCAAGAGCGTATCAGACGTTGTTGACGAACTAAACGCTCAGCTAGACACAGAGCTCGATGGAATCGAATTCTATCTAACAGACGAGACAGACAATAACAGTCCAATCGGAGTAAGAACAACTTGGGCATACGGTCCAGGATCATCAGTTGAGTTGGTATCAGTACAAAATGCAGTTTATGGATACGGCGGCACAAGCATAACCGGTCTAGGAACCGGAATGACACAAGCAGCAGTAACCGGAACAGCAACCAAATATCCAACTGGTGGATCTGCTGGTGTGTTCACTCTTCCAAATTCAACAGATTGGACAATCGAACTAATCGTTGACGGAACAGACAACGTAAACGTTGACGGTGTCCTACAAGTTCTAGATCTCAATACAGTTCTATCTCTCGGTGGAACTCCAAAGACAGCAATAGCAGACATCGTAACAGAGATCAACAAGCAGAGATACGAAGAGGATGGAACTCTCCCAGGTGGTTGGGTTGCTAGCACAGTTGGCAACGCCCTTGTATTCAAGACTCTAACACACGGTGCCGATGCTCGCCTCAGAGTCAAGTACACAAGTACAGCAGCTGAAGCATTTGGACTTTCAACATTAACAGCATCAGGTGTATCACCAGAAGGCTCTACTGACGACGTTTCAACAGCTTCATTTGGTGTTGTAACAGGCGGTGAGAACACAGACAACACAGTATCCTTCACACTACAAGCTGATTCAGCTGGTATCGACGGAAATCAGACTCAGGTCAAGATTGTCGCCAATTCCCGTGAAAATCACTTCAACATTGAAGTTTACAACAACGGTGTTCAGGTCGAAAGCTGGGGACAAGTAACAAAGAATGACCAAAGTTCATACTATGTTGAAACATATTTGTCACTAGTTTCTGACTACATCCGTGCCGTAGACAACACAGACGTTGCATCTGGCCCTCTAGCTGGCGTCTACACCCTAAGCGGTGGAACAGACGGCATACCATCAGATCCAGACAGTCAAGATGAGCTTCTAATCGGAAGCCCAGTTGCTTCAACCGGATTGTACGTTCTTAGTGAGCCAGAACAGGTCGATATCGATTTAATAGCTGTTCCAGGTCACTCAAGCACTTCAGTTGTAACAGAAATGCTAAGATTCTGCCAGGATTACAGAATGGATTGCATGGCAATTGTTGATCCTCCATTCGGTTTAACCGTTAAGGAAATCATCGCATGGCAGAACGGACAGCATCCTCTTAACCTCACCAGATTTGACTCCGACTTCGGTGCATTATACTGGCCGTGGGTTAAGATTCGTGATAACTTCAACAGATTGGATGTATGGGTTCCACCATCAGGCTCAATCCTTGCTGTTATCGCAAGAAGCGACTTCCTTGCTAAGCCATGGTTTGCGCCAGCCGGTCTAAACCGCGGAATAGTACCAGGAGTTACTGATGTGTACGACCGTCCAACATTAGCAGAAAGAGACCTAATGTACGGTAACCGCAATTGCATCAACCCAATTGTACAGTTCGTAGATGTTGATGGATTCTTAGTTTGGGGCCAAAAGACCCTACAACGTAGACCAACAGCTCTAGACCGTGTAAACGTTCGTAGACTAATGTTCTACATAGAAAAGAGAATTAGAGCAGCCGTAAGAGGCCTCTTATTCGATCCAAACGATGATATATTTAGAAAGACCTTCGTATCGATATGTGCCGGAATTCTAGAGGACGTAAAGAGAGGAAGAGGTCTTACCGATTACTTCATCAAGGCAGACGACGAATTGAACACACCTGACGTGATCGACAGGAATGAGTTTAGAGCACAAATTGGAGTACAGCCAACCCGTGCAGTAGAATTCATGTTCATTGAGTTCTCAATTCATAGAACCGGAAGTTTTACGGAGAACGCAAACTCAACCTTCTAATCTTATAAAGCAGCAAAAAAGGAGAATTAAAATATGCCAAATAATTTCGCACCAGGTGCTAGACTTAATGACATGGGTATGGATGCACTCGGTGGAGACAATGTAGTTTTCAAGAGGAAGTATAGGTGGACCTTCGAGCTAAAGACAAATTGCTCAGGTGGTCGTATACCTCCCTTCTTCGTGAAAGTAGCATCCAGACCCAATTTGACAATTGAAGAAACTGAAATTAACTTCTTGAATAGCAAGATGTGGATTCCAGGTAAGGCGAGTTGGGAAACCATCACGGTTACCTTCTACGACTTAGGTGGACAAGACACTGCTCAGGGAGCAACAGCCTTGTGGAGTTGGCTTGCTACAACTTACAATTTCACAGGTCAGCAAGTTCCTTATTCACAATCATCAAAGAAAGGCCAAAGAGGCGGCGGCGGTAACGGTTACGCAGCTACTGCTTACTTAGACCTATACGATGGTTGCGGAACTTCGATGGAATCATGGGAGCTAAATCACGTTTGGCCCCAAGCCGTTAACTTTGGTGAGCTAGATTATTCTTCCTCAGAAGAAGTTACACTAGAGCTAACCTTGCGTTACAGTGAAGTACAGTACACACCACGTTGTGGTGGAAGCGTTACTCCTTGCTGCGCTGGTTGCTGAGATTTGGCAGTATTTTAATTGGAATATAAAACCTCGTACTTATCTAATAGATAGGTACGAGGTTATTTTTTTGGAGATAAAGAATGGCTAGAAGCACAATGGGTCCGGATTTTGGATTAGGCGATGATGATGTGTGCTTTAAAAGAAAATTTAGGTGGCTTCTAATAATCCCACAAGTAAGTGCACAAGGGATAAGCACATTGCCTCCTTCAAAGTCGGCACGTCCAAGCTTAAGCTTTAAAGAAATGGAAGCTCAGCATGTATCTGAGACCATATACTTTCCTGGTAAGCCGGATTGGAAGCCAATAACCTTATCTTTGTATGACATTAAAAAACCTGAACATCCTGTCATGAAATGGATTAAGGAGCTGTATGACCCACAGAAAGGGAGCTACCTTTATTCATGTGAAGGGTTTAAGAAAGATAGAGCAACCCTAGAACTGTATGATGGTTGTGGCAAAGTTATAGAAACATGGATATATGAAAACGTCTATCCACAAAACATAGAGTTTGGTGACCTTGATATGCAAAGCAGCGAAATACTAACCTGCGACTTGACTCTAAGATATGACAGGGCCTACATAGAGTAGGCTTGAAGATTATTCTTCTTCCTTGTCTTTTTCTAAAGACATATCTTTATTTAAAAGATTTTGGCAGGCAGCTATTGCATCCTCTAAGTCCTTAGGCTTACATTTAAGAACCCTACAGGCTCCGCTCTTATTAAGTCTTCCTTTTTTAGTATAGACCTTAGAGTCGTTAAGCAAAAAAGCATCAACTATTTTTCCAAAGCCATTGTCTATCAACTTTTGTATAAGTTCTAGGCTTTCTATTTGATCAAATGGATTGTTTTTCATTATTTGTTCCAATTATACATTATATTGTACAATCTAGTTTTAAATAATCAAGTGTCAGTCATTAGACATATTATGCTTCTTAAAAATACCTTTTTTGCCTTGTGGCTGTTGCTTCTCAGTCTGAATCCTTATCCAATCTAAGTATCTCCTTTTTAATTCATTATAATTCCTAGCAGTTCTATACATCTGCCTAAAGTGATTCAGAATACAGGTGGTCATATAATTGAATGCCTTACCTTTTTCTGGATCGAATCTATCTATTTTCTCAAAGCATATCATAACGCCTTCTTGAACCGCGTCATCTATGTCTATTAAATTAAACTTTGCATAGCGTACAATATTCTCTGACAGGGTGTAGAAAGCTATAGCAAGCTCCTTCTGGGAGTCCTGGTAATCTGTGGAGGCTGAATAAAATTCTTTTTCAATGTTTAACCATAGTTCCGGCTTAGTGTAGCTGCCTCTTGGCTTGGTCTTATTCTCCGTATCCTTTATATCTTGCATAAAGTATTGATATTTTATTTTTTGCTTCTTGCATTTTTGGAACTGTATGATGAGTCTTTCAAAAGTTTTGTTGTTCAAGTACTCAGTTGACATTAATCTCCTTTGATTCGTCTTTAGCCCACAGCTTTATTCTGTCATTCGCTTCTTCTTTAGCTTCAACATACCAGTCAGAGGCTAAATTAAAATAAGACTCACTGTAGAGCTTTCCGCTTGTAAAACTCCTGAAGTGGTCGATGTTATCGTCTTTTTTCCTTTGAAAATTTAGTTCTTTTCCTATCAAGTAAGGAGTTATATTGTTTTTTCTAAGTATGTAGTTGCCCAAAATCTCCGTATCTGGCCAACCAGGTCTTGTTGGGCAGGGCTTATAGTCAACAATATTATAGTAATTAGCCAACCTTCTTAGGCTCCACCCAAAACCTATTTTGTCCATGACTGGCATGTGGTACATGGTTGCTGTGTGTGAGACCATACCCTTCCAGTCAGAATGCTTTCTAGGACTAATTTCATAGCCAACAACAGGTGATTTAGATGGACACAAGGTCAACAAATCTTCTAAAAAGCTTCTTTTTCTCAAAAAACAATCAGCATGTGTCGCAAATAAGAATTCGGTCCTGCAGGCTGAGAACGCAAAGTCCATAGCTATTGCAGGAAAGTCGGAAGGATGCATAAGACCATTAAACTTAAAACAATGCACCTCAATATCGTTATCTCTTAACGCCTCTATTTTCTCAAGCTCTTGTTTAGAAGAACCAGTATCAACGATAATAATAAAAGGTTTTTCTGTTTGTAGCCTTAAGAGTTCTACGCAGAGAGACACGGGCTCAAAAGTGTCTAAACAAGGTATAACTGCGGTTATCTTGTACTCCCAGGGTTTCTTTGGACAAGATCCTTCCCAAGGCTTTAATTCTTGTCTGGTATTTCTTAGCGGAGCAAAATCTTTTTTCATACTTAATTAGGTTATGGAAGTTTATGAAATATTGTACGAGTTAATCAAAAACCCTGAGGCACCTAAATTCTATAGAGATTTACAAAATTTCTATGAAAAGTTAGGACTTAAAAATGAATCAGAAGCTTTTCTAAAACTATTAGAGATAAAGTTTAAAAAAAATGTCGCTGACAATTAATATTTTAGTTAAAAACAACGAGAGGACAATAGAAGACTCTATAAAACAAATATATCCATTATGTGATAAAATAATAATAGGGGACGCAGGATCTTCGGTAGACGTTATAAACACATGCAAAAGTTTTAAAAAAGTAGAAGTAGTTAATGTTCCGTTCAAAAACGACTTTAGTGAAGCAAAAAACTACATGATAAAGTACAACAAATCATGGATGATGTTCTTAGAACCTTATGAATCCATAGTGTCATTTCCAGATAAAATAGACCTATCGGATGAAAACGTAACATATAGAATCAAAAAAATTAATGGCGATTTAATAACCAAAGAATTAAGAATATGGCATAAGAACAAAAATATAAGATTCAAGAATCCCATATTTGAGTCTGCCGATCCCGGTGAAGGTGCCACAAACTTAGAAGTTTATATAACTCCAAACAAAGAGTACTTGGATGAAGATAAGATAAAGATACTTAATGAGTGGAGGGTTAGAAGCCCAACACACGACGAACCATTATACTACTTGTCTTGCATACATCTTTTAAGAAAAGAATGGAAAAACTTCGTAAACACAGGCGAAACTTACCTTTATAAAAGCACCTCAAACAGACCATCATCTTTAATGACTAGGTATTACCTATCTATGGTCAAATCATATGTCAAATCAGAATATGACTATGAAGGAGCATTAAGGTACATAACATCCTGTATAGCGGAAAAGCCTTTAATGGCAGAATTCTGGTGTATGCTCGGAGATATATTTTATAAAAACAACGATCTTCAAAGGGCTAAGAACTTCTATGAAAACGCCTTAATACTAGGATCTAGAAGGATAGACGACGATGAGCTTCCAATTGAAATCTCCAAGTACAAAAAGTATCCATTGAAAATGATAGATGCCTGTGAGAATATAAAAGAAAACACACAAGTTTACACAGCTAGTAAATAAAGTCTAGCTCGTTAATTACAACAGTAACCTGATCTTCATATCGAGCTACGGCTATCTGCTTCCTTCCTATAGGAAGTTTTTTAAGTTCGGATTCTAGTTCGTGTATGCTGCAGCTGATAACAGAGAAATTATTTTCTGCTAATTTCTTAGCATCTTCTTCCAAAGTGACAATCGACTTATTCGGAAAATAAGCTTGCAATGGCCCTTTAGCTTCTGTGATTATCTTTTTATACAAAGGAACATTACACGCACAACCAGGGTTTTGCTGGTACTTCCTTACTTCTTCTTCAAACTCTTTAGGTAGACTTTCTCTAAATCTTGAATCTCTAAGAGCCTGTTTCACGTCCATCAGCGTTATTGGCCTGCTCATTTTTTGACTCCTCATTAATTGATTTGGGTCTATTAGAAAAACCGCACTTAGGGCACTTAATTTTTTTGGGCTGGTCTCTACTTGAAGGTTCTACAATCGCCCCTGTTGCTGGGTCCATCTTGGGGATCTTGATCTGTACGGGTGACGATTTAACAAAAACAAAACCCTCTAAATCGGAGTTTTCATTTATAATCTTTTTGAAAGAACAATGGTCACAGTAAAAAATGTACTTATTCATCTTGTGGAAGATTGACTATTGTTGCTGCCTCTAACCAATTGATAACTGAAGCCCCAAAATTTGCTAAGAATGCACCAGCGCAACCACAAGCAAACACCTCAACAGGGTCTTTTGAGATCCAAACGTAGCCCATGAAAAAACCGCACCATGTTCCTGCACAGAGGTGGCAGTCAACTATTCTTCCTAGATGTTCAACTTTTAATCTGCTGGATGTGCTTCTTATAAAAGCTCTCAAGCCTTCAAAAATTGATCCATCAACGATCAAGTGGGTCAATCCAATTGTGCTCAATATAAACATTAACAAATTCATATCATCTCCTATTTTAGACATCATCGCCAGAAAGTCAAAAGTAAATCTTTACTGTTTCTAGAAACACAAAAGCTCTTAAATTGGGTGAAGCCGCAAAGTGTGTCATCAACTTTTATACTATGATTTTTAACAATGCTAGGCTCTAACTTATCTACAAACACAGAAGTCCCAAAATAATCTTCTAGTCTCTTTATGTGTTCTGTCTGCAGTGAGTTGAGTAGGTCTAGTACACTTTTTGTACCTAATCCACCTAGGGCGGGTATGGTCTTTCCAAGTCTCCATTGATCAAGAAAGTGCCTGAATTCCGGCAGAATCTCTGGCATTTTTTTATCGAAAAAAATTATTTCTTCAACGTTTTTTAAATTTATTTCCATGACACTATTTTAGTTTGACCTTAAAATAAGCTAGTATAAAAGGAGAAAAAATGGCCGACGAAACTTTCAGACCAAAGAGAGCAGATAACGCAGAAGGTAATGATTTGGAAGCAGCACAATCTATGAGAAAAGGTGCAGACGGAGCACAGGCTTCAGAGGTTGGCGGCTTTAACATCCAAGGAAACGTTCCACCAGAGTTTGCACAAGCACTAAAGCAGGCAAGAGGCGGAAACGAAATACAAAACGTAGAAGAGCCAACGACTACGAGCACAAATAAGAGACCACAGCAAGCAAAAATGAGTTCCTTTGAAAAGAGAGAAGCAAGCAGCGGCCACTTAAAGGAGCTTCTTGAGGTCATCAAAGGATCTAGTGCTGTTTATGAGGAAGTACAACTACCTTCAAAGGGCAAGTTCTATGATGGAGAAAACGGCCCATCTGATGGTGTCCTTCACATAAGACCAATGACCGGTGAAGAAGAACAAATACTAGCCACTCCAAGGTTTGTTAGAAAGGGTCAAGCAATTAACATGATCTTTTCTAAGTGCATCAAAGAAAGCAGTCAGTTCAGACCAGAAGGTCTCTTAACAATTGATAGAACCTTCCTGTTAATTTATCTAAGAGGTATATCCTACAGTCCAAAATATGAAGTTGAAATAAAGTGCCCAGAGTGCGAAGCAAAGTTCTCCACCACAATAGATTTAAATTCACTTTATGTAGAAGGTTGCCCCGATGAGTACGGCCCTGTACTCCAGGACACTCTCCCAACGACAAAGTTGCCATTCTCATATAGACTGTCAACAGGACAAGATGAGCAGAATATTAATGATCATCGTGAAAGAAGAGTAAAGGCCTTCGGAGACTCTGCCGCAGACGATACTCTAACCTATAGAACTGCTGAGCTTTTAGAAGAAATCGATGGCATATCTAACAAGAATGAATTGCAGATATTGCTTAAGAGCCTTCCAATAAGCGATGTTTCTTATGTAAGAAACTGTATTAACGAACCACCTTTTGGCGTTGATACAAACATTTCTATAAACTGCCCGTCATGTTTTGCTGAGTTCTCGATAGACTTGCCGCTTGAAGCAAATTTTTTCTTCCCGCGTCGCAAGAAGGGAGTCAGCCAAGTCTAGAGCTCTGGAAAAGTCTAGCAGAAGAAGTATTCTTCTTCCAATACCACTTACATTTGGATATGGAGAAGTCAATGCGTCTTCCGCTAAACATGCGACGTTGGATGATTGATAGATTTATAGAGCAAAAGGAAAGTGAAAACGCAGCGATGGAAAACGCTAGAAAGCGGGCACAGTCTAGGAGAAAGTAGTAAATGTCCAAAGAAAGATATCAAAATCCAGCAGTTGGGGACGAAATAAATCTAAGGTTGTTTACTTATAACAGTAACAACAGAACAGACGTAAAAGAAATAGAAAAAGTAGAGATTTATGTATTAGATCCTCAAGAGAGGTCGCAGGAAAATCCTCAAGGTTTAAGGCTGATTCAGATATTAAACGGGACAGATGTAACAAAAGAAGACACAGGTCAATATTTGTTGACCATCACTGCTGAGGATCCTCTATATGTTATAGGGGATTATGTAGACAAATGGACTGTTAAATTTGAGGATAATGATCTATGTACAGCGACAATATCCAACAACTTTAAGATATACCCAGACCTTTGGTTCACAACCTCTATACCACCAATATATGACTTTAATTTTAACTTTAGACCAAACAGAATTAGAAAAGGAACAAAGAGATACCTTCTAATACAGGTATCTCCAAATGTACCACGAGGTGCCGATGTACAAAACTACTACGAAAACCTTGCCATAGTCTCAGATTTAAGAGTATCGATAGAAATTGCTTGTGGAGATTGTGTCCCCACCGAGCAGGACTTACGTTTAATAGTAGATCGGCAACTCGTGGATTACAGAGAAAAGATGTACGCCTATTATTTTATAGACACTACTAATATGGACGTAGGGATATACAATATATGGTTTGAGCTTGCGTTTGGCGAGAATGTGTTTTTATCAGAAAAAAGTTCACTACAGGTGCATGAATGAGAATATTCGTACAAATTACGTCGTACAGAGATCCAGAACTAAAACCAACAATAGTTGACTGCATCAAAAAAGCAAAAAGACCAAATGATCTAAGTTTTGGTATTTGTTGGCAGCATGATGATAAAGAAGATCTACAAGAGTTCTTAATAAACCCTAAGTTTAAAATAATAGACGTAAATTGGACAGAAAGCAAAGGAATAGGTTGGGCAAAGTCTCAAACTCAAAAACTTTATGATGGAGAAGAATTCACGCTACAGATTGACTCTCATCACAGGTTTGAAAAGAATTGGGATGAGTTGTTAATCAATATGATCGAGGCATCAGGAGAAGAAAAGCCTATATTAAGTTCATTCGCTGGTGCGTATCGAGCATCTACTGGAGAAAAACTTAATATAGAGCCCTATCGAATGGGTATAGCCGGGTTCGATGAAAACGATATGCCCGTATTAAGACCGGATTATATGCAATGGGATAAAGTGGACAAACCCATCCCAGCTAGATTTGCTTGCGGTCATTTTATGTTTACAAGAGGATCATTCTGCGAAGAATACAAGTATGATCCAGAAATATATTTTGAAGGAACAGACATATCATTAAGTGCACGCTGCTTTACAATGGGGTACAAGCTATTGCATCCCAATAAAAATGTAATTTGGCATGAGTACACCAGAGATAAAAGAAAGAAACATTGGCTAGATCACACCAATGATCTTAAGGAAAAGGGCACAATAGAACTTGCTTGGTGGGAAAGAGACGAAATAAGCAAGAAAAGAGTAAAGCAACTTCTAGGCATAGAAGACTCTGGCGTAGACCTGGGCGAGTTTGAACTTGGAAAAGAAAAAACTTTAAGCCAGTATCAAATTTATACAGGCGTAGACTTTTCTCAAAAATTACTGCATCCAGCAATCCCAAAGGGAGCACCACCTTTCGAAGGTGAAATAACCGAAGAAGATTGGAAGAAGGAGATGGAGGGACAGAAGAAACCAGAAGAACTAACAGAGTACTCGTTAGAGGTTTCATGGACTAAAGAAGAAATAGAGTACGCAGATGATTACTCTTTTTGGTACTTTGGCTTCCACGATGAGGAAGGCCAAGAAATATATAGAAAAGACTTTACAGAAGAAAAAGATAAAGATATCTTACTGTTTAAAAAGCTGAGTAAAGAAGTAACTCTTAATGTAAAAAGCCAACCAAAAAGTTGCACAATATGGCCTTATAGCAAGTCCAGAGGTTGGCTAAGTAAACTAGAAACCAAATTATGAGCCGCTTTGGCATGGTCCTGGACCACCAGCAGTGCCACATAATTTAACGTCTCTTGGCTTTGGTTTAATGTCTCTGGGGCCTGGTCTAAAAAGGCTGTTCTGAGCCTTCCCTTTGCTTACAAAGCCTTCTGATTTAAACTGTGCGTTTAACCATTCTTTAAATTTTATCATGGCAAGCTGTCCATCCAAGGTTTAAAAGGTCACTGGATATTTCTGACGTTATTGATCCTTCTTCAATAAATCCGTTTTCGGGAAACATACCCGAACAATACCAGTCTAAATAGGAGCCTTTTCCAACCATTTCGGCAACAATATCGCCCGAAGCCCTCCAAGAACAACTCCACTCTTGCTCACATTTACAAAAAATGTTATTGCACAAGGCGGCATAAAAGTTTTGAGCGTATTTATTGCTAGATCTGCACTTCAGAAGCAACCATTCTACCTTTAGGACGTCTTCTTTTAAGCAGGAATTAGCCATAGGACCTTCTAATTAGATTTATTATGTATATATACTTTTAACATGAGAAATCAAATAATAGCTAGCTTTTTGTTTATATTGGCGGTATGTTTTGCATTGGTTTTTTGTCAACGAGAAGATGTAGTCGGAGGAGGCAATAAAAATTATAGCAATGAAACAAAATCAAAGAAGCTAAACGTGTTCAAATGGACAACAGATAAAAACTATAGACAAACATTAATTAAGAGGATAAATGAAAACATTTGAAAATTGGACGGTTATTAAAGAAGAGAGCTCAAGCAATAAAAACAAAGCCATAATAGATTTGGTGGACGCAATAAAAGAAGTCTTTGGAAAGTACGATGTAGTAACTAGAAAAAAGATATGGCACGAGATAACATCAGCAGATGGCAAAGACCTTGTTGATAAAATCGTTAAAAATCCAAAAACATATTTAAGCGATAGTGAATTCATAAAGTTAGTCCAAAAAGGCAAAAAATGAATTTAGAATTCAGTAGGTGGTTCGAACAAAATACTTTGGGCACAGAGTTTGTTGATGAATCTAAAATAGATGCTATTTACGATAAATCGAAGCTAGCAGTCAAACTAGTGCAGCTTTATGACGAAACTAGGTCAGCGGATAAAAACGCACGTCCTGAGGCAAAAAAGCTTTTGCTTAATATAAACACCATACTTCCGCTTTCTGCTGGTGCGTATGGACTATACATGTCCTCTGAGAATAAAAGATTTGTAGGTAACGAACTACTAAGTAAGATGAGACTAATATTCCCAAAAGATCTTATGCTAAATCAAAAACTACAGAACCTACCAAATGCGGTGATTAAAAAGTACGTACCAGATATTGATGAGAGACAGATGCAGCCTTCAGATACTATACATGTGAACATAAATAGATACTTAAATGAGTTTGGAGACAGTATAGAATCAATAATAGAAATAGCAAGCACAATCGTTCACGAGGCAACTCATGAGTTAGAGCTTCAGTACTACGGTAGGACAGACGAGACGGGCCCACAAAACGCAGAGAAGGTATTTGTCGGTTGGGTAATTAAGAATTGGGGAACTGTTACAACTAGAATTCCACAATTAAGATCTTACGATATTAAAAACAGTAGAATTAAGGTCTAAAGTTTCAAACTCACCAAACTTGTTTGTATAAATCACACGTTCAAAACCCAATTCTCTTGTCATCTGCATACAGCCGTTGCAAGGAAAGCTATAGTCTATCTCTTGGTTCCTATTAATCCTTGTGTTAACCAAAGTATGACCACGATAGTCATCTAAACCTAACTTTATGACCGCCCGCATTTCAGAATGGGTGCCAACTATGTCACTTATATTGTGCTTTTCTTTGTTGACATAATCGTATTTTAAGTTCAAAGGGTGAGTTTTAGGACTGTTGATGCCTATAGAAATCAGCCTCTTATTTCTAAATATAAAACTAAAATGCTTACACCTTTTGTTGTGTCTACATTTGCCCGCCAAGGCATAGCTTATTTCAACTATTTTTTTATAGTTCACTTTTTATCTCCGATCTAATGATTTTCCATATCATATCATCTATACTTTGATTGTCCAACATTGCAAACAATAAATGAGGATAATTTTGAGTGTTAAAATAGGCAGCTGACTCTTTTCTGGATGGAAAGGACTTAAATGAGTTTTTACATTCACAAAGTATTTGATTAAATCTATTTTCAAATTTAGTCTTAGTCTCTTCGGCCCAAACACAAACCTCGTCCGGCAACAGGGCAAAGGTACAGGAAAGATTCGCAGTGTCGCCGGAGGACAAAATTTCTAAAATGAATTTTTCAGAAACACTAGAAACCAGTCTGTGGGCATTAACGTACCATTCGCTTTTTACCTTTACCCTCTTTCCTTTTTCAAACTTTATGACATAGCCCTCTTCGTTTTTAGGAATTACGTTTTTGATGGAACTAAGATTTTGAAAATTAAAAACTTTAGGAACAGTGAAAAAGGGGCTATATTTGGATATATCGTATTCATTCCCGTCAGCATCAAACTTAGCCAAGAGAACCAACTTACGATCAAAACCATAATTACAAACTATTCTATTCCAAGGTACAATTAATTCAAAAGAATAAGACTTTGTTTTATCCAGACAATTTGTATCATATTCATTTAGAAGAACTTGTGCTTCTTTGGCATGGTCACTAAAAAAGGAACCCCTAGAAGCAACAACAAACCGATCTCTAAACCAAAATATAGTTATAAGAGATCCATCTAATTTCTCGTATACTTCAAAAGACTCGTTGGGAAGAATAGATTCTTCTTCAATGTTAAAGAACTTATCAAAACTTTTTGCTACAACATTGCCATAAAAATCAGTGACTAAGGCTCTGCATGTGAGGGTTATGTCGTCCCATAATCTTTCATACTGAGTTTTTGGCGTGTAATTCCAGATAAGCAAAGGGAACTCTGGATGTTCGTTCTTAGAAACTAGGCCATCTTCGTAATAACGATTTAAAGTTTCGATATCTATTTTCATAAAAAATAAGTGGGATCAAAGCTTTTATTTTTTATAGCTTCTTTAATTCTTTGTGCTTCTAAGAACACCAAATGCTCTTGGATAGCATTCCAGTCTTCAGGACTATAAGACTCAAGTAAATCATCTAAATTAAAATGAAAACGCTGACATAGCATCAGGAGTGGAACCGGTTCAGCGGTATAAATGTTATCTATACAAGAGCTCTTTCTTGGGCGATTAAAAGTAAAAATGTTGCCAGGTTTGGACTCCATCAGCATTTTGTCTATAACTTCAAAGTTAACCAAAGGCGAACCGGGATTAAACAACCTTTTGTATCTTAGTATATCAAATCTTATATTGAGCACAAGATCATATTTGTCATATTCGTTAATAAACTTTACAACTGTGTATATTCCGTGCCACATTCTTTTCCATGGAAGTATTGGACAACCATATTGAAGAAAACAAAATATTTTTTCACGATTAGCAGACAAAAGACTTAAGTCCCACCTTTTGGCCCAACTTCCTAAATCACTGAGCAAAATTCTAGTCAAATCATGGGGATGAATAGCAATCTCCGTAACTATGCCCAGTTTGCCAAGGGTTCTGCCGTGCAATTCGATTTCTTCATCATCCTCTACGAATATCTTCTTTATTTCATTTCTATAAAAGTAGCTTTTTACTTTCTCTTCAGTTATGTGAAATCTTTCATCGGGAACTGTTCTCCAGCTATAAGAAGCTTCGCTAAAATTCCATGTATGCAAAAATATATCAACGTCATATTTATTTGACAATTCAAATATAACATTTGAAAATTCATTGTCTGTCATGGCACCGCGTTCGTGCCCTCTAATTGCAATAGCTGTTTTTCCCATACAGGTATTTATTAAAGGCAAAAGAAATACTACAATAAGCAGGAGGCACTTTAATGAACATAAAAGACAAGCTAAAAGCTGCGAGTAAGGTTGTGGAGCAGGAAGAGCAAATAGCCGTTAATCACGAGGAAATATCAGAATCTCCAATAGAGCTTCCTCAACCAAAAAAGATAAAAGTAGATTATTCTAAAATTCACTATAGGGGTGTATTTGCAACAGAAGATATAGAAAGCCAAGAGCTAATAGAAAGATGCCCTCTGGTGATTTTGGACTTTAGAACAAAATACCATAAAGACAAAAAGATTTTTGACTACCTATACACAAATAAATGCCCATGCAAAGATTGTGAAAATCACGGTGCACTCTTTCTGATGGTGATGGGGTACGGAATGGTATACAACCATCAAGATACACCCAACACAAGATGGGTGTTTCAAATAAAAGACAGGATTGCAGACGTAATAGCAGAAAGACCCATAAAAAAGGGAGAAGAAATTTTTGTAAGTTATGGAGACTCATACTTTAATGGAAGAAACAAACTAACAATAGAAGGTAACGAAATTAAATCAGAAGGAAACTTGATGCCTTTTGAGTGGAGTAAATGGGTTAAGGAAAACATAGAAAGAGGCGTTGACACACAAAAAATAAAAGAGATATTAGTCTCTAACAACTTTAATTCAAACACTATAGAAGCCGTGATTAGCGAGGTGATAGGAGGAAGTATATGAACGGAAAAGGAGACAAAAGAAGGAAAAAGAGCGTAGACGAAGCGACATGGGGCAAAAATTGGGAAATCATCTTTGGGAAGAAAGAAAAGAAACCAATGGGCGTCAAAGTAGAAATAAACCTGGGCGATGGCAAAAAAGAATACGGATATATTGTAAGAAGACATAACGTAGACAACTACGAAATATGGTGCGAAGAACAACAAAAGGTTCTGTTTCTATGCAAAGAAGAATTTAAAGAGGTGGACTAAAAAGATAGTCCACCTCCTCTGTTTTTAAAGCTTAGACAAAGTTATCGCACCACAAAAAGCCGATAAGGCTCCTAAGGACGATATAGGAAAAGGTGCAACGCAGCACCAGTAAGCTCCCGCTGCAATTGAAAAAAAAGCAAATATTGCAGCCGAGAAAGGCATATTTATGTAGCGAAACATTAAGGACATCGGACCAGAAAGAATCACAGACAAAAATATGATAGAAACCATTAAAGCTAATGAAACCATAAACCTCCTTGTTTTATAAAGACTCATTTACTTCTTGCAAACGCAATTATCGCAACATTTTTCACCAGGTGTACACCTCATGCCATCACATTGGTTTACACATGATTTGCCGCAATTAGAACAACCGCAGCTACAAGAAACCTGTTTAAAACAGCCTCCTAAAAGCAATGCCGATATTAAACAGACCAAAAATAGATTTTTCATAAACCTCCATTGTTTAAAAAAGAGAGATCCTCTCTCTATTATATATAGTGAATAACCGGGGAATTAGCTCAATTGGGAGAGCATCGCCTTTGCATGGCGGGGGTTATGGGTTCAAATCCCTTATTCTCCACTTAGTTTGATCAATTGGTGGATTACCCAAGTGGTCAACATAATAAAATGATTAATTTATCTATCAACAACAAAGATAAAAATTGCTAAAATTCACCATTTATTAGCTCTAATAATATAAGGCTGGTAAGTTATGAACAAAATTGAACTAAAACATGTTACTTTTAACATTCCTTTTAAGGCTGATCATATAGAACGTGTTGAGAACCTTGAACTTGTAGTAGACTATTTGACTCATTTTTTTGACACAAACATTATTATTTATGAGCTAGGTAAGAACGCACCGTCAATAAAACCTAGGCCAAATGTTCGAATTATTTTTGATATAAGTGATGGACCTTTTCACCGCACACGATATCTTAATGACATGGCTCTATTATCTCGAACGCCAATTATAGTTAACTATGACTGTGATGTACTAATCAAACCAGAAAACTATGTTACGGCTGCTAGGATGCTTACCGAAGTTCCTGAAATTGCGGGAATACTTCCGTATGATGGTCGATGTTTCGACATACCCCGCATACATATCCCCAGAATCAAGGCCGAACACGATTTATCTTTTATTGACATCGAAAAAATAGAATCGATCAGACACCTATTTTCGTCAGTAGGCGGTGCATTATTTTGGAACCGATCCATGTTTATTCAATATGGAATGGAAAATGAGAACTTTATCTCGTGGGGTTGGGAGGATTATGAGAGGCTTGTACGCTCCAAAGCTTTGGGTGCTACTTTTTTTAGCGTAAGTGGTCCATTATATCACATGGAGCACACTAAAGACAAAAATATCGACACTAATAATCCAGACCTTCAAAAAAATTATCAGCTTTATAACAAAATATTAAATATGAAGGTTGAAGACTTGAAGAGATATGTCATGACACAGCCTTGGATGGAATTTCGTAAGTAAAAAATAAATATCTTAAAAAAACTATATAATATAGTAGCCAAAGAATGGCTAATATTTAAAAAGGAGTTTTATGACACAAACAACTGAGGGAACAGGACCAGGAGCAGTAGAAAGAGTGCTCCCAAGAATTTTCAATGGAGTGGTTAAAAGCGTAAACATACCACCAAGTACAGTGGTAAATTCAGATGTAGATGATGGAGCAGTTTCAACATCTAAAATAGCTGCTGGAGCAGTTACAGTCGCTAAAATGAAAGTATTCAAGTCAACAGAATTAACAGGCACTGGGGCTGCTCAAAACGTAGCACACGGATTAGGAGTTGAACCATCTTTAGTTCTAGTCTACCCAACAGATACCAACGTAGCTACAACTGGTGCATACATGGTCTCTGAGGGCACACATACTTTAACTAACGTAGTAGTTACAGTAACAACTGGAAAGAAATTTAGAGTAGTAGCGTTTGTTTGATTGTTTTTAAAAAAGGAGTTTTATGACACAAACTACAGAAGGAACCGGACCCGGTTCAGTAGAAGAATTAAGAAGGAAGATACAGAATTCATTAGTCAGGGAAGAAAACCTACTTCCAGAGCTACTAGTTCCAGTTGGAGCGGTATTAGCCTACGGATCAAGCAATGCCCCTAAAGGATGGCTAAATTGCGTTGGTCAAGCAGTCAGCAGAGAAGATTACGCAGATTTGTTTTCAGTAGTTGGGACCACCTACGGAGTAGGAAATGGAAGCACAACATTCAACCTGCCTAATCTATCAGGAAGAGCAATAGTCGGACAAGGAAGTGGAGCTGGGTTAACGTCAAGAGCTATGGGAGCTACAGGAGGAGAAGAAACTCACACGCTCACAACCGGCGAGATGCCAAGCCACACGCATACTTCCAACGCAGTGGGAGGAACGGTGGGTCTAATCAAAGCAGACGGACAAAATACGGCGGTTGATGTTGATGCATCAGCCGTAGAACCCAATATATATGCTGCACCTGTTGCACTAAGCATTAATAATGCTGGTAGTGGCACTGCCCATAACAACATGCAACCATTCGCAGTCTTAAACTATATCATTAAATGCTAAATAAGTTATTATAGATGATTTTGAGAACGGCTCCTAAGGAAACTTAGGAGCCGTTTTTATTGTCGTATTGATATATTTATTCTTAAATTCTTCTTCAGAGTATTCATCTGCCTTTGATAAGTTTTCAAATCCCTTCATTGGTCTAAGATTTTCTAAAGCATTAATCACTTTTAAATCCAATATTCCATGGTCTAAAAAAGCCTGGATTGGCATTATATGATCAACGTGCCAATCTTCGTCTTTAAGGGCATTATAATCAGGGTGGTTTAGTATGTGCTCTTGTAGTTGCTGAGGCGTATAACCTAATAATTCATGGGTGTGACGTGTTTTAAACTGTCCTGTTGCCTCCATAAATCTTTTAATATATTGACCGCACATTTTACGGAATCTTTTTCTTAATTTAACAGCATCTCTATCAGGATCGTACATATAACAATTATCGCCAGAGACTTTTGCATTCCCACACTTTTTACAATTGGGACATTTTTTAAAGTTGCATAAATATGCCTCCCATTCTCTACCACATTTGCAGATGTACTTTATTCTAGTTTTTTTGCTTTGAATCCAGGACTTAACAAAAGTACATCCATTATCTTTGCATATTTTTTTTATTTCTTCATCTTTGGTTTTGAATCTTATCGAATTAGATTTGGCCAAACAGTATTTTTGACATTTTCTTCCTCGTTTTATATCGCACAACCTCATTTCTGTCTCATTACCACAAATACAAATCACTCGAATTTTCTCATTGTTGTTCACATAATCTTTTTCTAACAGGACAAATCCATGAGATTCAATAATGGATCTAACGGTCTGGTAAGAGAACTTATTGTGTCCGCCACTAGGCATAAAGCCTCCTATTCATGCGTGAGTTTCAATATCAAAGTGTACAAAAAAACCTCGACTGTTTCCAGTCGAGGTTTAGTTTGCGATTAAATTAATTTCATATTATGAAATTAGCGATACTCAATCTTGCGTAGAATTTGCTTCCTTCCCTTAATAATTTCTTTCCGTATCGAGTCAAGATTCCCTTGCGTGGGCAGAAGGATTCTGGGTCGAGGACAACTGGTGTCTGTGTGAGTGGTACGTATGGGCAGTAGAAGTATCCGCTGTCCATATAGCTGTCACCCTTATATCCCATCAATACTTGATTGCTTGGGAACAATGGATCCTTGTAGAGTCTCCATCTGTTGTTGACAGTACCAACATACTGAACGCCGAGTGAGCTTGTGAAAGTCTCACTTGGGGCTGGTGCGAAACCTGCTGTTGCTGTTTCGAAGATTGAAGCAACTTCAGGGCTGGTTACGAGCCAGTTTGCACCACCACGCAATGTCTTACGATGAATGACGTTGCTGATTTCGACAACCTTGACGTAGAGGGATTCATACTTTTCCTTGATCGTGTCACCAAGGGCGGTGTTGAAGTCCCAAGCTGATACTGTACCAGCATTGTTGCGAAGATCGGTTAGAACTTCACGGTCGATTTCAAGATTGATTTCTTGAGCTAGAACAGCTGTGAGCTCAGCTTCAGCATCGAGATTGTGCTGTGAGCGGAGGTCTTGCTGTGCTTCGTAGCTCCATACAGCCTTTAGCTTACGAGTCTTGGCTGCAATTTCTTCTGATTCAACAACGAGGTTGATTTCTGGAAGATCTTGATTGCATTCCATGTTATACTCATAGCTGGCGACAAAGTGATTGTTGCCTGGGGCTGAGTTGTAGGTTAGTGAAATCTCACCTGTTGTGAGGTTTACTGAACCTGCTGTTGCTCTTACCGATGGTGATCCGATGCTTGTGAAAGTGAATGTTCCACTTGCTGAGACAACGAATGTTTGTACAGCTACTGCACCAACGTAAACTGTACCAGTGATTGTTCCAGCTAAAACTGGAGTGTGCTCAACTGGGTCGAATGTTACAGATGTGCCAGCACCGGCTTCGGTGTTGGATGTTTCATTCTGTACGAATTGGCTGCTGTAGAAGATGTCCAAATTGGCTGTACCATCAGCTCTTTGCATCAAGCTGTTGGCGTCATCACCTGGGAATCCGAGCTTGTCAGCACCACGGGTTGCACCCTTGTTGCTGCCGTAACGGAATCTTAAGTAATAGACTAGTCCCGTTGGTCCGAGAAGTGGCTGAACGCTGACGATCTTGTTAGCGATAAGCTGTGGGTAAATTCTGCGAACTAGTGGGATTGAGATTCTCTTGAACTGAGCAACGTCACCTGAGTCGGTGCTGTTCTCGTTCATTAGTCTCTGGTTTTCGAGTAGAACTGCTGTGGCATTGCGAACATAACGGTCTTTGATACCTTCGAGGAGACCTGTCTGTGCCCAGCGAGCTTCTAACTCTTTAGCCTCATTCAAAAACTGTGCATTTGCGTTCATATTTTCCTTTTTTTAACTAATGAGTTATAAGTTATTGAGCCTGTTTTAGACCTGATAGGACCAACAATTGATCCATACCAGCGTCACTTTGTGGTGCGGCATATTCCGATATGACTTCACCGTCTTCTGTCTTTCCTCTCCCCGTTACATTCGTTGCTTTTTCAGTTCTTTCTTTCTGTTCGTTGACCACGGCTTCCTTTTTGGTCTTTGCTACAACGTTTCTGCTCTCACTTATTACTTCCTGAGCCTGACGAACAGCCTCAGTAAGCTTAGTGTTTTCCGTTGAGATCCTGATGTTGCGAGCTTCCATTATTCTAAGTTGGGCCTTCATTTCTTCGACCGCCTTAGTTGCTTCTTCTAGCTTAGAAGAAGAGACAGCTGCAAAATCTTCGTCCGAGAGGTAGTTGGCAGTTATGTCTACAATCTTATCGAGAGCAACTTTATGCTCAACCATACGTGGGTCGTTGATTACGTCACGCTTGGCTTGTTCATAAATGTCTTGTCCCTTTAGTTGTAGGAACTGGTCAACTTTGTCAACAATATATTCCTTCATATCAGCAAGCTTTTTGTCGTACTCTTCGTACATTTCGACTTCAAGCTTTTGATTCTTTTCTTTTTCTTGCTTGAGCATTTGATATGCTTCTTCGTATCCTTCTTCAAGTGCGGACTTGAATTCCTCACCTTGAATTTCTAAACGATTACGAAGATCAGCAATAATTGAATATGCTTCTTCGTAGCCCTTTTCTGCAATCTTTTCGGCTTCAGCTATTTCACTAGAAAGCTCGGCATAGGCCTCTTCAAGTTTTTCATTGAATTCAACCTCTAGACTTGACTTTGCTTGATCTAGCATGTCTTGAACTGCTGATGATACCTCGTTGATTTCAGATTCGGGTAAGAGTTTTTTAAGTGCTTCTACAATCTTTTCCATTAGCCTAACCTCGCTTTTAAGTTATATGTTTTTTGTTCAATAATTCCGCCCAAGCAAGCAACAAGAGCTTCTTTGTTAACCTTATGTATGCAGCTAACATCGTTTTTTACAGAATTATTTTCTAAATCTGCTGTTCTTGTACCTTTTTGGTCGTAGCTTTCTTTTCTTCCTACCACTTTCTCCTGGAAAGCAGAGTGGGTACTTGGATCAGCAACGGCGTCGAACGTTATCAACTTGTAGCTTTCTCCAATTACTAAGATTCCATTCTCATCATTGCGACCGTTGCCTACGCCACGGCTGCTAATTCCTATTCTTACACCATCATTAAGTAAACTTTTTAGTATTTTACCATGAGGTGTATTAAGAATTTCGCCTTCTCCCATGAGACTATTGCCTTCCCACCATAACTTAGTAATTATATGGGAGCATTTTTCAAAATGTATTATGCTGTCTGCTGGATGATCTAGTTCTCCAACTAGACCTCTGGCTTCGATGATAGGTTTTAATTTCTTAACGTTTTCATCTAGAACACCATAAGGGTATTTTCTTTTGTTTTTATTAACAGCTTCTGCCTCTTGGAATTTGCCTCTAAATCTTGTTAATCCGCTGTCTGCAGATTCATTAAGACTTAGGGTAAATCCAGAATGATCACAACTGTCTACAAATAAAATTTGTTTTGTTTCCATTGAACCTCCTATTACTCAACGTCTTTGGGGTTTGCTGCCTTAGGAGAATAGGGGTTGCTTAGGTTAGGCCAAGTATCATCTGATTGATCTTGAGCCAACAAATCGTTGTCATCTACAACAGATTTCTCCCTCATCTTAAAGTCACCGGACTTAAGGATGTATGGATTGTCTAGTTCTGGATATGTGCTACCGGTGGAGATGTTTCCCCATCCGTTATTCTGCATTTCATCATCTAGACTTCCATCGTAGCTCTTTCCGTCGCTTACTGGTGCTGGACTCTTCCAGTCGCCAGGGTGATTAGAAGGAGCACCATCAACCTTAGCATTCTTGCTCAATACAGGGTGGTCTCCTACCACGGTGTGATGAGGTGCTGTAACAACGTCCCAATCTTGTGAAGAGCCATCAACATTGGACTCAACAAGACTGTTAATATACTCTGCTACTTCTTCAGCAAGAGCATCTTCTGGCTGTATTTCTTTATTCAACACTGATATGCATTGACCCATTAGATCTTCTACATCTTGAACAATCTCTTGCTCTTGGGTCTCTGTTGCTAGTTCGTGAACTTCACGAAGAGCCTTTAGTAAATCTGCGAATACTCTTAGATCAGTTGACTCAGATTCATCTAGATTAGCGTATAAAGACTCTGCAACTTGCTTGAATGATGCATAAGCATCTTCACATTCTTTGCATTCTGATGTGATATCTTCGGTTGTGCCAGCAAGATCGGCTATCTTTTGAACCTTGTCTGTGTAAACATGATGAGCGGTTCTAAGAATGGCCTCTGCCATGAATGAGCAGGTCTGATCATCAAAATTCTTTACATTAGCAACTTCTAGTGCTTGTGATATCTGTGATGCTAGTTCTGCTTCTGTAACGTAAACTAGGTCAGGCCAACGGGCTACAATTGCTTCTAGGGTCTCTTCAAGAGACTGATTGTCTGATACATTGTTGTATCTCTTGAGGTCGGCCATAGCTCTTGCAAAGTTTGCATCTTCTTTGAGATCCTTCATTTTTCCGCGAAGAACCTTAACATCTGTATCCAAAGTCTTCCAGTTGAAAGAAAGAATCTTGCCTTCATTTCTCTTCTGTAGAGTTGGCATAGCAACTGATGAGATGCCGCCGTTTTCGTCTTTTCTAACCAATGTTTCTTTGGCTACTGGGCCGAATTCCTTATAGTCGATATAACCTAAAACATTTTCACAGAGAGTTGACCACTCTTTGAGCTGCTTCTTGACTTTTCTAGCGTAAACTCTAGCACGCTTGTTGGTTGTAGATCCTAGCTTCTTCTTTAGTCTTGCGGATCTAAGTGCATTCTGCCTTTTTTGGCTTGGTGAAAGTGATCTTAGAGTCCTAAGTCTGGATCTAACACCCTTGGCAACAGCTGATCTGTTTCTGCGTTTGTGGGCCAACTTGCTTCTTTTTCCAGTGGGCTTTGATGCAGTAAATGTCCAAGCTGCTTCTGTTAATGATCTCTTAACATAAGAAGAATTAATATATTGTTCAAACTTTTGGGTTGCTTCTAGTTCTTTTCCTTCAACGATTGAATCAACCATTTTGGCAACTAGTTCACGGGAGCTATTCTTTTCACCTTCTTCGTCTACCACCAGTTGCTCTATGTTTTCTAGAATTATATTGTCGTCTTTAATGGTATAAGTAGCGTGTATGTAAGTTCCATCGGGAGTCTCATAAGTTACGTCTGACTCACCGAATGTGTAAAGCTCTAGGAATTCTAAACCTAGCACTTCTGCCAAGAGGTCCTGTGCTTCTGCCAACTCTCTTTCGGCATTTGTTAATGACTGGCCTTCTATTTTCTTGAAGACATCAAAGCTGATTAGTTTTCTTTTCATAGGTCAATTGACTCCCTGTGTTTTGTTTTATTAGTCCTAATGAGTTATATATAAAAATCCGAAAAAATTTTTACAACTCAATATTTTGAAATCTCTGATATATAGTTATGCACCAAAAGCTAAAAATAGGAGAGTTAAAATGAAAAAATTTGCGGACTACATAAAGCTCAAAGAAGTTTCCGCCTTAAATGTGGGCAAACAAATGCTCGGTGGATCAAGTTCTTTGAACCTAGACGCAAAGTCCCAGGCTGCATTCGATGCCGTCATAGAAGCCTTCGAACTCGTACTTGGTTCAAGACCAAATGTAGCAATAAGTTGGCTCAAAAACATAACAAACTCGGTGCCAGATGTAAAAGACCAAGTAGATGAAATACTCTCCCAACATGACATAGAAAGCCTCAAAGAGACTATTCCTGGCATAAGAAGAGCGGGCCAAAAGATAGGAAGATCTATAAGTAAAGGTCTGGGCGACTTGGACGCAGGAAATTCAGATGTTGTTTCTACGAACTCCGCCGATGCAGTCTGATTACTTTTGATTCCATAAATCCCAATTGTCTTTATTCCTACGAGCTCTTCCGGCATCAAACCCGGACAAGAAAGCTTCTTTTACTAAGTCTAAAGAAGCTTCATCAAATTTATCCAAAAGTAAACTATATTGTGAATTATTTGTTGTTTCTTGTAGCCAGTCTTGAAGTTTTTTAAAGGCATCTTCCTCGTGAGACATTCATCCTCCAAACCAAAATTGTTTTGCTTTCTTCAGGATGGACTCTTCTAAAGTGATAGAAAAGTCTCCTATTAAACAATCAGCCAAGCAATGGGGGCAAACTCCTGTATTGCCATTATCCGTAAAGTTCTTAACATCGCAGGAGTCAAAAATCTTGCAACAGCAGTAGCACCCAGCCTTTTTTGACTGTTCTAAAACAACTTTATTGTTTATAGCCATTTTAGGAAAAGAATTTATCAACCTTCACCTACGCTGTAGTCTATGTCTTCGACATCTTGTTCTGATTCATATCCCTGAAGTTCCAAATCGTACTTCTTAATATCGTCATCGGTTGGATCTTCTAATGAAACTGGTTGTGCCGATTGATCAGGACCTTGTACGTTTTGGTCCGATGGCTCGTTTCCTGATAATTGATCAGCAACAGGTTGCTCTTGCCCAGTTGATTCCGATCCTGATTCTGGGGAACCGGCTTCGTCTGGATTAATCATGTTATTCGGACCTTCAGGTCCGGCTCCGACTTCTTGCCCTTGGTCTCCTTGGCCTGGTATTCCTACGCCAAGAAGTTGTGGGTTCTGTGCAAGAACTTGAAGCTTTAGATCCTCTAACTTTTGTAGCTTCAGTCTAGCAAGCATCTCTTCTGTCTCTTCTTCTCCGTATTTAAGTATTTTTGTCATTATATCAAAGTCAGACATAAGTTGGCTGCTTTTCAAGGTGCCAGCATTACCGTATCTTGCTGTGGTAACTTCTGACCTAGACAACTCTCTCCAATCACTTGGAGCGGTCATTCTTATTTTAAGATCTTGAAAGGTACTTTCAGGGAAGCCTCTTAATTTCAAATGTCGCTCTGCTAGCTCTAAGATGCCATCTTCAAAGTTGCTTTGTAACCTCTCTATCATCCTAGCAAACTTTACGTCTTGAGCAGACAATGAAATTCTTGTTGTGTTTGGATCTTCATTGTTAAAATAGTTTTTGGGAAAGTTCAATGCGGTTAATAGCTTGTTTCTAAAATATATTGCATCGTCTATTTCTCCAAGGTTTTCAGCTCCTGGAAGTGTTTCTATTCTTGTATTACTGTTTGGACGGGTTGGAAGCCAAAAGTCTTCGTCTTGAGCAGGAGGCTGCCATCTTTCGTCTACTTGATTGGCTCCCGTACTACGGTTGCTTGCCACCTTACGCTTTCTAAACTGGTCTTTTATTCTGTCTAGGAATGCTTCTGCTTTAAACGGTGGAAGCTGTCCTACATCGATATAAAATACTCTTCTTTCAGGAGCTCTAGTCAATCTGTATATTACCATTGCATCTTCTAAAAGTCTTAAGCTGTGGGCAGGACCACGAGCTGGTTCTATCAAAGACTGACCGTAAGGGTAAAATGTTTTTCTATCATCTCCTATCCTCATGTGAATTATTTGACTAGGAGAAAAACGTATAGCAGTCCCTTGTGCTTCTTTTGAGTCTAGATCATGTGCTGGACCTCTAATTATAGCTTGATAATCTGGTCCCTCTTTTGACTGCTGAAATTCTATAAGCTTACCCTTTACCGTTTCTATTCTGTACATGGTTTCGGGTGGAAGTGGAACCGTCTTGTATATGCCTTCCTTGGGATTATCTGGATTTATTACTGTCTCTAAAAAAAGGTCTCCAAAAATGCATAAGCTTTTGAATAGACTCCATGCGGTTCTATTCAAATTAATCATCTTCCTGTGAAGCAACAAAAACTCTACTTCTTGCTTTACGTCTTCGTTTGAAGTAAGAACTTTTACTACACTTCCCGTTTCGTCTTTTTGACAATTATGTACTATTAAACTATCAGTAGCAAAGCATTGATGTTTCTCTACAGATAAGTCGTAGACGGGCTGCTTCTTTTCATTCTTGTGAATTCCTACAATTATTCTTTTATCGCTTTGTTTGTAAAGTTGCTTTGTTTCCTTGTGAGAAAATCCCTCGGAGTGCATCCAGTTTTCTATCGTGTGCCAGTCTCTTTCTGTCGAGGATTCTATTTTCCTAACTGAGATTCCGGCCCCGATCATTCTCATAGCCTTATTCATTAACTCTATCTTTGGGTCAGTTCGACCAGACTTCCAGTCTTCTACAAACTGTCTTTCGTGAATCCATCCTTTTTTAAACGTAAATACTCTTGGATGCTGCTTTTGCTTCAATTTAGTAAGTCTGAAATTAGCAGACTTTCTATAGAATGGCATCAACTCATCGTGTTCTTCTAGCTTCCCAGCCTCACACCAAGATCCATCTCTTCTCAAGATCTTATGGTCGCTTGTACAAGTTAAGGTTGAACCATCGTCTAAAATTATTGTTAGTGTTTCCGCCTCTCTTACGAGTCTAGGCGAAAAAGCCCATCCTAAAGTATAATCATTCTTTTCAAAGTCGTAACAATATACTAAAAATCTTTCTTCTCCCTTTGTTTCAGCCAATTCTTTTATTGAAATAAATCCAAATGGTGTTGCGATTTTTGTTTCACCCACAACACAGGCTTCATCTGAGAAAACGGTCATAGCCATTTCAATCTCTGGTACGTTTCTTAGTCTTTCGTACTCCTTGTACCTCATTGCACGGTTAGTAAGAGAGGTGGTGTCGATTAAGTCAGTAGACTCTCTTAAATTAGGGCTTATGCCTGAGCTTGAGCCTGCGAAGTCGATACCTAGGGCATCGGGTTGAGTTATTCCCGCACCTTGAAGTTGCGTTGAGTCCTTTGCTTTAGATAAAGGATCTTGTTCACTTGCGTACGTGAACAACTTAAAAAAATCAGACCATGCAGGCATTTATAGCTACCTTTTCCTTTTAGAACACAATATTCTATATTTATAGTAGAAGATTAGCACAATTTTTGTACAATGAAAAAAATACTACTAATAAACACACACATGTTTTCTGGCGGGGATGGACTTTACTGGTCTCTAGCGAGTAATCCGCACATCCAAGGATGCAAGCACTTGGGTGAAAGGTCCTATAGCAGCAATATGGATTTGTACGTAACATCAAAAATAAAGCATAAATCTAGTTCAAAAAAGTCATTTTATGCTGAGACGGTTGAGTTTAGCCACCTTTTATCAACAAAAATTGACTATTCAAAGTTTATAGTAATTAATTTTGTAAGAGAACCAAAAGAAACTCTAGAATCTATATTTCATTTCAAAAAGCTCCAGCCTATATTTGCCTTAAGACATTACCAATACAGACTAAATAGAATTTATCAAATATCAAAGGTTGCTAAAAAGTCAGTTTTCTTGAACTTTAATTCATCAAAAGAGTTTATGATAAAGTCAATAGAGAAGTTAACCGGATTAGTTATTGATATGAAAGAAAATCAGTTCGACGTATTTAAAAAAGGTTTTAAACGCGATACCATCCCAAAAGAATACTTGGAAGAGGGAGAAAGGTGTTACGAGAGATACCATTACTTGTTAAAGGAATCGTGCTCGGATCACTCAGAAGAATCTTTGCTCTTTAGAAATTGAAGAACTTGTTTTGTGTAATAGTCCTGGGATATGCCTGAGTTTCCGGATAAGTTATTGTCTGGGTCTGAATCGCCTGAGTAATCATTTCTAAACTCCATGTAAAATGGAGCCACAGTTTTAACCTTATTGTGTGTAAAAGATGTCTGTGCAACAAAGAAAGCAAGCACAGAGCTAAGCAACATAAATAATATTTCTATCTTATTGCAAATCAATTCCTTCATATTCCTCCTTGACTCAAATAAAGTCTTGATACATTATATATACATTTATAATGAAATCCTTTATTGAATGGTTGAAAAAATTTGAGAATTTTGGAGGATCGGCAGGTTGCCCTTCAGCAGCAGAAGAAGAAGGTGACGGCGGAGAAATATTAAGCCGTAAGTTAGAAAAACCTGGGGCGTTTCCAACCTACGGTGATGATCTGCCCATAACAAAAAAGAATAGAAAAAACAAGAAAAGAAATTAAGGCATTAAAATATATTGTCTTTCATAAGTGCCTTGTGGGGCACTTCTATCAATAATTGGTATCGGATAAAGATGAGTATATTTTTTATACACTAGGTCCACATCAGGGTATATAACACATATCCAACCGTCCCATCTTTGATTGAACTCTTTCATAGTCCAAGTCCTAATCTTTAAAGACCTATCACTGTTGTTTATATATTTGACTATTCCTTCTTGCTCGTCGTAATGAACTAAAGTCATTGCATGACCTGGTATCGCAAATAAACAGCCTCTTCTGTCCTTAACAACAGATTTTATTATAAGACTTTTATCGGATCTGCTTGTCGTCTGTTCAAATTTGACATTGAGCTTTTTTAGCTTAGAAGCCAAAGACGAAGGGCTTGCATAGCTCTTGCAGTCAGGGTGGTTTGTAATGCCAATTAGCTTGGGCTCATTGGCATACCTTCCTAGGCATTCAATTGAAGCCCATACACATTGTATGCCTGTTTCATTGAAGACTCTGTCCTCTATGGGCACGGGGACCATGGTCCCATCTTCTTCAAAGTACGCTGTTTGATTGATGCTCTCGGGGAGAGCCTGAGGTAAACACCAAGCCCCCAAAAGAAACAATACTAATAAAGATCTCATGAACCTCCTTGTTCACAAAACACATACATCCTGTACGTGTATATTTGTCTATATTATATAGTGTTTTAGCTCAATGTATTTGGTTTATTTCACCAAATCAACTTTCATTATCGTCAAATTCATAATCGTCATCTTCGTCTTCGTCTTCCTCTTCATCATCATCATACTCGTCTTCGTAATAGTCGTCTTCATCGTCTTCATCATCATCGTCTTCATCATCATCGTCTTCATCATCGTCTTCATCATCATCGTCATCGTCTTCGTCTTCGTAGTAGTCATTGTCATCTTCATCATCGTCTTCATCATCATAATAATCATCATCGTCATCATCGTCATCATCGTCATCATCGTCGTCATCGTCACCATCGTCGTCATCTTCGTCATCTTCGTCATCATCTTTGTCGTATCCATATTTTTTATAATCAGGAAGCTCGTCTTCGTATTCATCGTCTTCGTCTTCTTCATCTTCGTAGTCATCCTCGCGATCATCTTCATAATCGTCG